ATCTGCATTGCCTTAACGATAATATCAGTTCCCTTCTTTCGCGGATCGCTGGGAATGTGCATTACTCTGAACTTTTTCCCACGCTTCCATGAGTATTCAAACTTATCATTGCAATGTCCCATCCACTTCCACGCATCATTGTAACATAAATCAGGCGTGATAGCTGAAAGAAAATCAGCTTTAAAATCTGTCAATCTGAATTTATTTTGAGCAACAAACGGATTTAATCCTTCTCCCGGCTTGCGGAACAAACTACCACTAACCGTATAAACTATTTTGGCATCTTTCGGTATTTTTACGCCAGCAAATTCTCCATCGAACAGCCAATCTCCTTTAAAATGAATTATATCACTTTGATTTATCCTGGATTGTGCCACTTCTTTTCCGATTCGGAGAACGCTCGGCCCGGAAGGAATGTAATATTTATCCGTCCCCTGCCCTTCAAATTCTGTTATCGCTTCAATGTCAATCGCGCCCTTAGACGCTTTCCTTACTGCCTTAACTATCCGGTATCCTGAACCGGCCCAATCCCATTTCGACAAAACAGTTACTTTCATTCTTTTATCAGGCCGGGTAAATAACACTCCTGCATTATTCGCGGTACTTGCGAGGTGTTGCCACTTCAAACGATTTTCAACATTCGACAATTCTCCTATCAATAACAAGGCTTCCTGAAATTCTGGATTGATATTAAGTGCCCCCATGCAGGCATTAACAGCCTTATCATATTTTCCCTGCGCCACATAACAACGTGAAAGAAAAACAAGTGCATCGGCTTTCTCTGCCAAAAATGTTGACTTAGGGATATATTTTTCATAAACCTTAATGGCTTTCTTCCACCATCCACGTTTATAATATTCCTTTGCCAAATAATAAAGTTCACGAGTACAATCTTTTCGGTTTTCTTTCACCCACCTTTCAAGAATCCTCATCGTTCTATCCGGGTCTTTTTTCTTCTGCTGGTTTGGCCAGTATGTTATGGTTATATCCGAATATTGTCCGCCAGAGCAGGTAAGGTAATTATGTGCTGCACCCTTCCAATAGATACCAGGCTCTCGCCGATAGAATCTCGGCTGCCTGTGAATCTCGCCGGTAACCCCTGAAATACATTTGATTGATAACGCCTTTCCATCAAACTGTTTCAGTTTCTCAATTCCACCAGGTTCCAACTCCTCATCTGAATCAATAGTCAGGATGTGGGTTCCGGTGCATTTGCTCAATGAAAAATTTCTGGCATCAGCAAAGTTTGCAAATAACCCATCCTTCTTCCCGCCTTCGTTACAGCCCCAATAATCATAAATCTTATCAGTATATTTTCGGGCAATTAGTTTTGTCTCATCATCGCTCCCTGTATCCACTATCACAATTTCATCGGCTGTCTTAACCGTTTCCAAACAACGCTCTAATACGTCAGATGAATTTCTGACAATCATTGAAACTGAAATTTTGCTCATTTGATTTTAATATTTTTATAAGGAATTTTACGGCTGCCTTTGATTTTTGATTTATCACCTCTCTTTTGAATTTTTGTGTACATTCCGGTTTTCGGATTCTTTTTCTGATAGACTTCTGTTTTCATATCTCACGGTATTATATTTCCAAAATCACCCGCTTCATCGTCTCCGATTTCTTCCATTTCCCTTTCAACATTTGAAACAAACGGATTATTAGCAACTGCTGTTTTCCGGCTCATTACTGCCCTGTTGCCGGTTGCTGTCGTCAACATCCGAATTAACTCCTCATCATTCTGCGGCATATAGAAAGTAAATTCTGGCTCAATTTTCAAGTTAATAGCAGGCTCAACTTTAGTTGCTATCAACGTCATGCCTTTTTTTACGAGATTTATCCTTCGCTGCAACCCTTCGCCGAAAGTTTCCTGGTGCTTTAAAGTTTTTAAAGCTGCATCCAAAAACATCAACTTCAAAGCCACCCCTGAAACATTTGCCCCAAGTCCCTTCATCTGCTGGAAAGAAATGTCCGGCGTTTGTGTCATCGAGTAAATAAGTTCCTGCAAAGATTCTTTTTCAAGCTGGATGGCTGCCGGGGCCTGGTCCCAAGTTAGGTAATTAGCATCGGCATCTTCTTCCATTGTTATCATTTTCCCTGATTCTCCTTTTTCCGCGAATCCGCTTACTTGCCCCTTAATTTTTATGATTGGCGAAGCGAAATAATCATTTGAATCTGCGAAATTAGATAACATCTTTTCATAACGCTCAATCAAGTGCTGAACATCCGACCACTCCGGGCGTTCACGTTCATAATAGATAACCGGAATTTTCCCCAAAAGATTTTTTTCTCTGGATACTTCCTCCCAATTTTTATCTTTTTCGTAGCCAATAATCTCATCTTTCGTGTAAACATCCAACTTGTAAGTGTTATCAACCTTGTAACCCCGGCCAAATGCAACCATATCACCATACTCATCGAAAACAGGATAAAGGCTATCACCTTCGGAAGGCGCCCATACATTCATCCTCATTCGATATTTTGCGCCGTTTAATTCAAGACCATTCCATGTGTCCGCATTTTCCTGAAACCACCAAAACTCGGCGCACTCTGTCTCGCTCATCCATTTGCGGGCTAATTGCCGGGTTTTATAATCCAGCTTATTATCATGCCACGTTTGTTTAATCATTTTCATTAACAATCGTTCCTGATCTGTATCCGGGTCTGCTTTCAATATTATCCCGTCCCCAATAAGAAACGCCGCAGCCCTGTCAACTATAATTTTCTGAAACGGCAGGCTTAACCGGGTAACATCTTTCCACATCGTTCCCTGATCTGTGGTTACTTCTTTTTTGGGCCTGGCTGTTGTATCGTGAACTTCGTGTTTCTCCGGATCGTATTGTTCGAGGAAAGTTTCATATTCCTTTGAAGAATATTTGCCCCGGAAGAAACTCACAACGTCATTCGGCTTTTGGTTTAATATTTCTTGTATGTCCATATCAGTTTATTATTTAATAAAACATTCCTTTTACTTTTTGTGGATCAGTAATATTTTTACCCATTAAATCAGTAATGGCCCAAACTAAAGCATCAACTCTATTAGGTGATTTGCCTATTCCGGGAGTCCATGTAAGCATTTCATTTTCTAATTTATGTAATCCTCTTACATGAAAAACTTTGCCCTGCTCGTAAAGCGAAACAACCGGCTCTGCTCTTATTTGTTTGCTTCTGGATGCAACAACTTCTTTTACATTTACCAACTGATTAACATTTAAAATATTAGCTTTGACCATATCTCCGCCATAATTTCTTTCAGCGACTATTCTATCAGCCTTCAAATGGTCATGTTCATTCACTGTAATTTTGGCCCATTGCAATGGAGAATAATTTCCCGACCTATCGCTCAATACATAAATATTTCCAATTGCATCAATTCCGGCGCCTATGATTCCCACCTCATCCCCATCAATAGAACCGGAAGGATCGTTGCCTACAACGATTTTCTTCAAAGAAGGAACCTTATCCACATGTCTAATCATATCTGCCGTCCACAATGTTGCAGTAACACCGTCAACAAATTTTCCGTAAATTTCCTGATCAACCATTTCAGGAGACATTCTCCTAATTTCTGCCTCAAGTTCCTGAATATCTTCTTTTGTCATTAAAGGATTATCGTAACTTGTAAATTCCATCAAATTATAGCCAGGACTCCCATTTTTTGCCGCTTTATAAAGAGTATAAAATGGATGCTCATCACGGTTACGATCTATTTTCCCTTTTGGAACTCCCGCGGCTATTAATTGACTTTTAGGATTATCCATAAGCATTGGAAGAACTGCATTTGAATAAAGATATTTGTTTTTAAGAATAATTCCCGCTTCATTCAAAAATATCTTGTCATATCCAAAACCCTCCCAATTTTCCGGCCTATCCGCTGACCTAAAATCAATATATCCATTTAAAATTGTTAATTGTTTTTGTTGTTTCTGATAATTATAAGGAAGTTCCATTTTACGTAATGCCGGTAAAAAATAACGTTCATAGTAACGATCTATGTTTGTGTTTACAGTATCGCCCCAAAGTAAATGCTGACCATCCAAAGCCCATTCAATAAAAGCATGGCAGGCTCCTCTTGTCGCGCCAAACCTTCTTCCTTTCGTTACTATCTGAAAACGAGTATCGGCAGGCATGTTAAAAAACATTTCATTTTGTTTTGGAGTATATGTCAATTTAACCCTGGCCTGTACCATTAATAATTTTCCTTTCTATTATAATTTCCATTTTATCTCCTTTGCTGGTATGGTCAATATATTGCTGATTGAGTTTCTGATGCTCATCCGGCGTGCAAATTAACCTATACAGTGCCAGTAGTTCGGCTGCCTTTTCAGACTTCCATAACTTTGCCCTAATACTTGATTTTGTTTTTATTTTGTTGATTTCCAGTAAATCTTTTAGGTTGTTGTATTCGTTGCTTTCAGTTGGGAAAAACCTATAAAACGTGGTCTTATCGCAGGGGATAAAAGCAACAATATCTTCAATAAAAAAAAGGTTGTTTTCTTTTATCGCCTGTTCAGCTTGTTTGAATATTTTTTTCTTATCGTATGCCATTACTTCATTTTATATTGCTCAATTTCTTTTATCCATTTCTTTGAAAAATCATACAGAAGTTTATCATTATCAATAATATACTGCTCAATCCTGCCGTTAAATGAAAAGTTTCCGCTGCCTTCAATTACAT